GAGAGGGAAAAAAGAGGAGGGAATTCTTGAGCAAATTCTACCCTCATTCACCCCCGAGTACACAATGTCCGTGAAAGCTATTCCGGCATTGAATCTAAACCAAGACGTTCCATTCATTCTAAATTCAGTAAGCGTACAGGATGATTATGAGGGTGATCTGGAAACAAGAAGATTTATCGTTCATACTCTAACTTTCACAGCAAAGATAAATCTATACGGTGGACTGGGCAACGTTGGTCTAATTAAACAATCAGAGGCAGATGTTTCAACAGTGTCAGTAAACATTTCAGAAAAGTCTTATACCGCAACACAATCAACACCAACAGGTCCTGTTACAGAGGGATGGCTTGATAACTTCTAATGGCAACTAATTTTTACCTATCAAACCCCAATCTCAAAGCAGCAGGGGTTTCTATATCATACACTCCTGAGCAAGTTCAGGAGTACATAAAATGCAGCAGTGATCCAATCTACTTCATAAAAAAGTACATCAAGATCATATCGCTTGATCATGGGTTGATAAACTTCAATCTATACGATTATCAGGCAAAGTTTATAACTGCACTGCATGAAAATCGTAGAATCATTGGAATGTTTCCTCGTCAATTTGGCAAAACGACAACTGTTGCTGCTTATATGTGTTGGTATCTTCTATTCAACGAAGCCAAGACGGTAGCCATTCTAGCAAACAAGGCGGCAGCAGCAAGAGAAATTATGTCTCGTTTGCAGCTCATGGTTGAAAATTTACCTAAATTCCTACAACAAGGTGTTACTGAATGGAACAAGGGATCAATTGAGTTTGAGAACAACAGCAAAGCATTCACAGCAGCAACTAGCTCAAGCGGCATACGTGGAAAATCGGTAAATTATCTCTATATCGATGAGTGCGCTATCATACCCAACACAGTCGCTGAAGAGTTCTTTACTGCTACATACCCAACAATTTCTGCTGGTAAATCTACAAAAATTGCTTTGACTTCTACACCACTTGGTCTAAATCACTTCTGGAAGTTCTGGGTAGAAGCAGAGAATGGTATAAACGGCTTTGTACCAGTAAGAGTGGATTGGTGGGAAAATCCGGATCGTAATGAAGCATGGGCATTGCAACAGAAGCAGCTTCTTGGTGATCTCAAGTACCGCCAAGAAGTTCTTATGGACTTCCTTGGTTCCGCGGCAACATTAATCAGCGCTGATGCTATTCAGAAGATGGCACTCAAGACTCCAATGTATTCCAATGATGGTTTCAAATTGTATGAACTACCAGAAAAAGGAACTCTCGGAGAAAACAAGGAATGGATCAAGAAACCCGGATCCTATGTTGTTGTGGTTGATACGGCAGCGGGAGTAGGTGGCGACTCAAGCGCATTCTCTATTGTGAGAGTAGACCAAATACCATATAAACTAGTTGCAGTGTACCACAATAACATGATATCTCCTTTGTTGTATCCCAACATTATTCACAAGTGGGCTAAGCATTACAATGAAGCATGGGTTCTCATTGAGCTAAACAAATCGGAACAGGTTCCCTATATTCTGCACAATGAACTAGAGTACGAAAACATCATCTACGTATCAAGAACAACAAAGGGTCAATTCGTAACGGGTGGTTTCGGCGGGAACGCAACACAGTACGGTGTTCTAACAGACAAAAAGACCAAGAGAATTGGCTGCTCAATGCTGAAAACACTAGTGGAAGAAGGTAAACTTGAAATTTGTGATCAAACAGCAATTTCTGAGATTTCAACATTCATAGAATCTAAGGGTAGTTATGCTGCAGATGATGGGTATCATGATGATGTCGTCATGACTCTGGTAATCTTTGGATGGCTAACGTCACAACCTTATTTCAAAGAACTAACGGATGTAGACATAAGAACAAACATATATAATCTAAGAATGGAAGCAATTGAGCAGGAAACTGTTCCCATTGGTTTCTATAATGATGGTAATGAAACAGCAATGAATGGTGAACAATGGGTAACGTACAATCCATAACTAAGCTATCATTCTCCGGGGTACACAGTGATTCTACACGCTGTCAAGCACAAGTCAAGTTAGAATCTTATTGTTCACTAAATATGTTTGAGAAGATTGACTCTTAGAGCTTCGTTGTTATAAACTCATAAAGGAAATAAAAATGGCAGGTTTCTTGCTTTCACCTGGAGTACAGGTTACTGAAAAGGATTTTACTAGCATTGTTCCAGCAGTATCTACATCTGTTGGTGCGTATGCCGGTGCATTCAAGTGGGGTCCTGTAATGGATCCAGTACGCATTAGTTCAGAAAATGAACTTGTTCAAACTTTTGGCAAGCCAGATGACGGCACTGCTGTATCATTTTTCTCTGCTGCAAACTTCTTGTCATATGCCAACAACTTGCTAGTAACAAGAGTTAACACTGCAAATCAAAGAAACGCAGTTGAAACAAAGACTGGTATTGTAGAATCAATTTCTGTTTCTAACGGCGGTGCAGGCTATACAACTGCTCCAACAGTTACTATTTCTGCTCCACAGACTTCTGGTGGTAGTCAAGCAACTGCAACAGCAACCGTTGCTGGTGGTGTAGTTACAGCAATCACAATTACTGATGAAGGTTCTGGTTACACTTCAGCTACTATCTCATTTGGTGGTCCAGGCACTAGCGCTGCAGCTTCTGCGACAGTAACAGCAAACAAGGGCATCAAGATCAACAATACAACAGTGTACCAGACAACATATGAGGGTGGTGCTGGTATTGTTGGACAATTTGCTGCTAAGTATCCTGGTGTTATTGGTAACGCACTAAGAGTTTCAATGGCTGACACCGCAACATGGTCAACATGGGCATTCAAGGGCGAGTTTGATACTTCTCCTGGTACAGGCGAACTACATGTTATCGTAGTTGCTGCAACAGATGCAATCACTGGCACAGCCGGAGAAGTTCTAGAAAAGTTTGAATACCTAAGCAAAGCGTCTGATGCAAAGCGTTCTGACGGCACATCATCATACTACAAATCTGCTATAAACACAGGTTCAAAGTGGGTATGGTGGATGGATCATCCAACTGCATCTAACTGGGGCTTAACCGAGAAGGATGGCACTGGTGCAGCAAGAACATTTACATCACTAGCAGCAGTTTATGATGTAACACTATCTGGTGGTGAAGATGATGCTTCAGCAACAGACGGTCAGAAGATGAACGCTTATGCTCTATACCAGAATGACGAAGTATATGACGTAAGCCTAATTGTTGCTGGTAAGGCAAGCACAACAGTTGCAACATATCTAATTTCTAATCTAGCCGATGTACGTAAGGATTGCGTAGTGTTCGTATCTCCAGAAGATGCAAGCACTGGCGAGCCAATCGTTGGTACTGGTTCAGCTCTAGCAGACAAGATTGTTACATACAGAAACGCACTACCAAGCACATCATACGCTGTTCTAGACTCTGGTTTCAAATATCAGTATGACCGATACAATGACGTATATCGTTGGGTTCCACTAAATGCAGACGTAGCTGGTTTGTGCGCACGTGCTGACTTTACTGATGATCCTTGGTTCTCTCCGGCAGGTTTCTCTCGCGGTCAGGTAAAGAACGTAATCAAACTAGCGTTCAATCCAAACCGCACAGAGCGTGACACACTATACAAGGCTGGTGTTAACAGCGTGGTTAGCTTCCCAGGTCAGGGTACCGTTCTATACGGCGACAAGACTCTTCTAGCCAAGCCAAGCGCATTTGACAGAATTAACGTTCGCAGATTGTTCATTGTTCTAGAGAAGGCAATTGCAACTGCTGCTAAGTATCAGCTATTCGAGTTCAACGATCAGTTCACAAGAGCTCAATTCCGTAGCATGGTAGAGCCATTCCTACGTGATGTACAAGGTCGTCGTGGCATTACTGATTTCCGCGTAAAGTGCGATGAGACAAACAACACCGGTGAGGTAATTGACTCTAATCGCTTTGTTGCTGATATCTTTATCAAGCCAGCGCGCAGCATCAACTTTATCTCTTTGACATTCGTTGCTGCACGTAGCAGTGTTAACTTCGAAGAGATTGGTGGCTAATTGAGTGGGAAAGGCAACTTTCCCACATAAATAGTTAAAATAAGGAACAAAAATGGCAACAATTTCAGATTTTCGTGCTCAACTTAGACAAGGTGGTGCTCGTTCTAATCAGTTTACTGTAGAACTAACCTTCCCAGCTGTTGCGGCAGCAGGACAAGCAGCACGTGCTGCTAGTTTTTTGTGCAACTCAACTAGCCTACCAGCAGTAACAGTTGGAAACATTCAGCTAGCGTATCGCGGTCGTCCAGTAAACATGGCTGGAGAGCGTGAATTTGCTCCATGGTCAATCACAGTTATCAATGATGGCGATTTCTTGATCCGTAATGCTTTCGAGCGTTGGTCAAATGCTATTGCTAACTTTGATGCTACAGAAGGTCTGCAGAACCCAACTGACTACCAAGTTGATCTACGTGTTATTCAACTAGACCGCAATGGTAACCAGCTAAAGTCATACAATTTTAAGGATGCTTATCCAACGGAATTGGGTGCAATGGCTCTTGCTTATGACAATCCAAACATTCAGACTTTTGACGTAACATTCCAGTACAATTACTACCAACCAGAAGGCTCACTTTCATTCGCAATCTGATTTATAGGTAATTTGTAAACATAAATAGTCGTACATAACCTGTACGACTATTTTTTTCACTATAAAATTATGTTAGATAATAAATATAAAAGGTGGTACTTTTCAATAGTAGAAAAGGCACAACAAAGATCTAATTTGACAGAAGAATACTTTGAAAAGCATCACATTGTTCCAAAATCATTAGGTGGCTCTAATAAAAAAGAAAACATAGTTAGAGTTACTGCAAAGGAGCACTTTGTGTGCCATCTTTTACTGACAAAATTTACTGAAGGTGAATCTAAAAGAAAAATGTCTTATGCTCTTTGGATGATGTGTAATGCAGCAACAAAAAAACACCAAAGATATTTACCCAAGAGCAAGACCTACGATATTAGTAAAAAAATTCGTTCTATTGAGTTTTCAAAAGCCACTAAAGGAAAAAAGAAATCTGAAGAAGCAAAAATGAATATGAGGGGTAAAAGACCAAATTTTATTCAACATGGTTGCTACAACAATGCATTTAAGGGTTATTATATTACTCCTTGGGGTACTTTTGAATCGGTTGATGCTGCGTACATCAACAAAACAATAGATATTACAAGAAGTGCAATAAGAGATTTTTGTTTGTTCTCTGATAAACCGTTTCTCTCAATACGAAGAAACGCAAAAATATTAACCGCTACTAAAAATTCTACCCCTAGAGATTATGGGTTTTGGTTTAAGGAAAAATAAAATGGCTCTTGAAATCTTCGGCTTTCAAATCAACTTCAAGAAAAAAGAAGAACAGATCAATTCTGTTGTAACACCTGTTTCTGAAGATGGTTCAGTAGTTCTCTCTAGCTCTGCGGCTGCGTATTATTCAACCGTAGTCGATATGGATACGTCAATCAAGAATGAGAACGATCTAATTCGCAGATACAGAGAAATCTCTTTACACCCAGAATGTGATTCTGCTATTGAAGAAATAGCAAACGAAGCGGTATCACAAGACTTTGAGGGCAATGTAGTAAAGTTGAATCTTGAAGAACTCAAGGTTGGCGAGGGAATCAAGAAGAAGATTCAAGCAGAGTTCGAAGAGATCAAGTTTCTAATTGACTTTGATAACAAAGCACATGATCTATTCCGTTCGTGGTATATTGACGGTCGCCAGTATCACATCATCAGCCTAAACCCAGAAAAAGCAAAAGATGGTATTCTCAAGGTTGAGATGGTTGATAGCAGAAAAATTAGAAAAGTTAAGAAGGTAGAAAAACAAAAAGACAAGACTACTGGTGTAGATGTTATCAAGAGTGTAGAAGAATATTTCATCTACAACGAAAAGGGCATCGATGCAGGATCAACTCAGGGTATCAAACTAAGCGTTGACTCTGTTATATACATTCCATCGGGATTGTTTGATCAGAATAGCAATCTGATGTTCAGCTACTTGCACAAGGCAGTAAAACCCGTAAACCAGCTAAAGATGTTGGAAGATGCGGTTGTTATCTATAGAATTGCCAGAGCGCCCGAACGTCGTATTTTCTACATTGACGTTGGTAATCTACCAAAGGTCAAGGCAGAGCAATATGTTACTGACATCATGAACAAGTACAAGAACAAGATTGTTTATGACGCCAGCACAGGTGAAGTTAGAGACGATAGAAAGTACATGTCAATGCTTGAGGATTTCTGGATGCCCCGCCGTGAAGGTGGCAAGGGTACGGAGATCACTACATTGCCAGGTGGACAAACATTGGGACAAATGGAAGATGTAAACTACTTCCAACAAAAGTTGTACCAATCTCTAAATGTTCCCATAACACGTCTTCTACCCCAGCAGAATTTTTCACTAGGTAGGTCTAACGAAATCACTAGAGATGAACTAAAGTTCAACAAGTTTGTAAAGCGTCTTCGCAATCGCTTTGGTCAATTGCTTGTTGATCTACTTCGTGTTCAGCTCATCGCAAAGAACATTGTATCGGCTGATGACTGGAAAGAACTAGAAAAGACAATCAGCATTGATTTCGTAAACGACAATAACTTTGTTGAACTAAGAGACGCGGAGCTTTGGCAGGGTCGTTTCCAGATGCTCAACACTGTCGATCCTTATGTTGGTAAATATTTTAGCCCAGATTGGGTAAAGAGAGAAATTCTCAAACTAACAGAAGAACAAATCAAGGAAATGGACAAAGAGATGGAGTCCATGGACGATAAGTATCTTCCTGCTGGGCAACAAGCAATGATGCAACAGGAACAACCACAAGAGCCTACTCCAGACAATCCTGCTCCTCCTCCCATAAACAATGAAGATGCTCTAAACAGAGATAAAGAATTTGCAGAGCTGCAATTGCTTGAAACAGTAACAGAATTTCTGAAAAAGTAAAGAATGAATCCCCTAAATTATGGTGTTCTTTTAGCATTCGTAGAAAAGATAAAGGGCGATCTAGCTAACCAGATCGCGTCTTTGTTTGCGTCTATTCCCGCACCAAAGGATGGTAGAGATGGTGCTCAGGGTATACAAGGACCACAGGGACCAAAGGGCGATACTGGTGATGTTGGTCCCAAAGGTGACAAGGGCGATAAAGGCGATAAAGGCGATACTGGTCCTCAGGGAATCCAGGGTGTAAAGGGAGACACTGGTTTACAAGGATTCAAAGGCGACAAGGGCAATACAGGAGACAAAGGTGAACCTGGAATTCAAGGTCCCCAAGGTATTCAAGGACCTATAGGTCCTCAGGGACCAAAAGGTGATAACGGAGATACAGGTGAACGAGGTCCAAAAGGAGACAAAGGCGATAAGGGGGCTGATGGTACGCCCGGCGCACAGGGTCCTGTGGGCGTTATGGGTCCCCAGGGAGAACAAGGACTCCCGGGTATTCAGGGTCCCAAGGGTGGAAAAGGAGACAAGGGTGATACAGGTCCTCAGGGTCCAAGAGGAGACGTAGGAGCCCAGGGTCCCCAGGGTGAGCCAGGTAAAGACGGTAAGGATGGATTAGATGCACCCAAGCCAAACATAGAGCCCTACATTCAGAAGATTTCGGATCAGTATGGTAAACTCCAAAGTGCTCTTGTTGCAAAGATAAACATGACTCTAATGAACGCATCAGCAGGAGGTGGATCCTCTGGTGGTGGTTCAACAAAGATTCTAGATAATGACGATGTAGAATTCAAGCGATTGTCAGAGGTTACCGAAAATGCGGTTCTTATCTTTGATGCCGCTAAGAAAAAGTTCGTTGTCAGGGACCTTCTGGAATTCATTCAGACTATACAAACAGGTGTTGAAGTGCAGTATAACAAGCTAATTGATGTAGATGGTAACTACACATACATAGGAGAAGCGGTTCCTGGTAGCGCACCTGGTGCCTCTGTATGGCGCATCAAGAGAGTTGAACAAGTGGGCGCCGACATAAATATTCTATGGGCAAATGGCTCTTCAGATTTCGGCAAAACATGGAATGATAGAATATCATACACTTATTCTTAATTTCTTAATTACAAGAAATTATAAATAGAAAAGTTGACACATCAACAGAAAGCAGTAGTTGTACAAATGAACTTATCAAAAACACAAGACATAATCACCTCTGAAGTTGTAAGAGGCAGCAGTTACTCCGATGTAATGGAAGTATCTGGTCATTTTCATATTGAATGTTTTGACAGTGAAGGAAAATTGAAATGGGAAGACAGTTTCAATAACCTAGTCACAACACAAGGAAGAAATCACCTTCTAGACCATGGGCTTGGTGGACCTGCGACAGCGGTAAACACTCGTATGTCATACATCACATCAGGAACACCTGTTGCTGGTGACACATATGCAACCCATGCTGGTTTCACCGAATTGGGGTCAGGCGTAATTGCTGCAAGAGCAACTCCATCTTTCTCAGCAGCATCTTCTGGTGTAAAGTCCACATCAGCGGCAGTTTCATCATCAATCATCGGCACAGGAACTGTGACTGGTGTTGCAATCAATCTGATTGTTGGTTCAGTTGGTAACTTGGGTGTTGTTGCAGACACAGCAACTTCAGGTGGAATTCTATACAGCGCAGGTTTGTTCGGAACATCAAAATCCGTATCTAACGGCGACACATTGAACGTGACTTACTCTACTACATTGACATAAATAACTATGTTCTTATTAATAATGTGGAGTATAAAACATGGAGCCTGAGAGCTAACTATACTTATAGCTAAATATAACTATTAAAGATAAAGTATGGCAAACCAAACCGTCACCACAGCCGTCAACTACGACGACGCCTCGATCTCGGGGCTGCTGAACGGCGAAACCATCACGATCAACTCCGGAGGATCGGTCACGATCAACAGTGACGTGCGCTGGGGTCAAAATGCCGCCGTCCTCGGCATCATCGACGTCAACGACGGCGAGCTTCGCGTTGACGGCACCGAGACGTGGTGGGTGCCGTTCTCGGCCTCCACCGGCAACGTGCCCGCGCTCGGCACGCAGGGCACGCTGAACGTCTCGCGGGCTGGCACGAACGTCGGCGAGTTCCTCGGGGTGTGGACCGCCCTCGGCGTCGCGCCCACGGCCGCCGCAGTGGCGATGCCGGCGACCGGCTGGCTCAAGCTCCGGCGCCGCACCGCGACGCTGGCGAACGGCGATGTGCTGACGCTCTCCAACGGCGCGACCGCCACGCTGGCTAGCGCGGGGCAGCGCGGCTGGATCCACGTCGTCGGCGTTGAGGGCATAAATTCGAGCACGGGCGTTGTGAACATTCCGCGCCTCGGCGCGCTTACCGTGCGCGGCGACTGGTTCGAGCTCGGCACGGCGAGCGGCCTCGCCGGTCAGACCGTGCAGCACTACGTCGCGGACTTCGTGCCCGCCGTGCAAGTCGAGACGGCGGCCGGCTCCGGGATCTACGAGTGGTGGGGCTGCGCGCCGGCTGCTGAGTTCACCGCGACCAACATCGCCACCGACGGCCGGGGCAGGTACTTCACCTGTTCGGCGGCCGGGGTCATCACTTTCGGTGGCGCGACCTTCGGACGGTTGCCGCCAAGCGGCGCGCGTATCCGCGTTCCGAACGTGCATTTCTCAAGCTCGACTTCAGCGAACTGGGCAGCAAACACATTCAACACGGCGTTCGTCCCGAACCGCTACGAGTTTTTCTCGACTGGCGGCGTGGTGGACGTCGAGTTTGCTTGCGCGAACGCGTTGTTCGGAGTAAGAAACGCCTCCCTTTACCGCGTCAAAGACTCTTGCGGTGCTGATTCATGCTGGGCCGGGGGGCAATCGAACACCACAAGCAACGCAAGCGCCCTGGCGCAAGTTCGCTTTGAAAATGTCGCGGCGTCCCGCGTCGGCGCTATCAATCAGCAAAGCTTCGCGGTCGGCTACTCGACAGATGTGGAATTCAAGGGCTGCGAGAGCTTTCAGGCGACGGGGAGCGGAACCGGCACGGGCGCGTTCAACGTCGCCAACTGCGTCGGGGTCGTCTTCGACTCGTGCGAGGCGTTCAACAACAAGGCAGTCATATCGTGGACGGTTTCGTACTCCAGCGAGATTGTGCTACGCAACTGCGTCCACGTCTCGGGAGTGGGAGCCAACGTCGCGATGGCGCTCATCGGCTGCGCGACGGTGGAAATCACCAACATCGTCGTTGCATCTCTGCACGCTGCCACTGGGACGCGCGCCAACTACGCCATTCAGTTCGTCAACTGCGCCGACGTAGCGGTCGACGGGTTGGCGCTCTTTCCTGGGACGCTCGCGTTCTTGTTTGCCGCATTGATCGCGCAGGATCAGACGACCAACATCCGCATTCGGAACATCGGCACACGCGCCGCGCCGATGGTGCTGGGCGCCGACGCTCGGTATGTCGCGCAGCTTGTCAACGTCAACACCGCGCGTGTCTCGCGGGTTTACTTTAGCGGAGGGTCGCAGACGGTTGACTCGACAGTCCTGACGCAAAACTGCGATGAGGTGTGGATCTCCGATTGCGGCGATCCGACAGCTTTCGCGGCAAGCAGCATGCTTGCGACATTCCCTCAAACCTCGTTTATACAACGCACGGCTTCGGGCGGAAACCGCACTCATACGTCAGCTCAGTCTAACGGCAACACCCCGACGACGTTCTCGACGATTGGGCTGCACTTTGCCGAGCAGGAAGTGTCGGCGACCGAAGCGATGTTTTCTGTGTTCACAGGCATCGAGAAAAGCCCGTCTCCGTTCAGTCAGTCGGCGTACGTCGATGACGTCGGCACCATCCGGCGCGACGGAACCAACGGCCTGCTCCTGCGCGCATTGAACGACCAAGTGACATGGACGTGGCCCTATTGGATTCTTGGGATTACAGGTTTCGGGAACACCGCGCCTGTCGTTTCCGGCACGAACACCGCCAACATCGCGCTCACCTACGACCTGGATAAAGGCACCGGCTTCAGCGGCACGTTCAAGACGCTCAATGCCGCGAACCTGTCGGCAGAGACTGGCATCAGCCTTTCGGGCGTCAAGGTACGCCTGCGCGCTCGATGCGAGGTCGCAAACACGGGCAACACGCTGCGAACCGTGTCGTTCTTCGGCGTCACAAGTGCGGCAAACATCGTTGCAAATCCGTACCCGTACAACGAGCCGACCGTTGCTTTGTCGAGCGTTCAGTCCGGTTCGCTGTCCGCAATCTTCCGCAACAGCGACGGGCGCCTGCTAGACGTGCGGCCGTCGACTCAGTCGCGCCTGTATCCCGCGTGGTTCGCCGACGCGAACGTAACGCTCCGCGTCCGCCGCCCCGGCTGGGCAGAGGTCCAGACGTCGTTCACGCTCACCGAGGACGGCGCGGCGTTCCCGCTCAATCAGGTTGACACGGCAATCGCGGACACCGACCCCGGCGCGCTGGGCATCACGGTCACGAACCACGGCGCTTCGCCCGTGACGTGGAACGGCAAAACCTGGTCGATCACGGTCACGGTGCCCACTGGCGTATCTGCGACACAAGCGGCACAGTGGCTGTCGTGGCAGACCGC